GAGCTAAGCGATCCAAGCTCGTATGATGGCGGGGGACTTGAATTTCACACTCTCAACCCTCCAGTGCCAGAACGGAAGCTAGGCCGGCTCATTGTTTTTCCTTCTTTGCTTTTGCATCGAGCCCGAAAGGTCGACGCAGGAGAGAGAACCTCTTTAGTTCTCTGGGGAGGTGTTTAATGGGTCAACGTGCGAGCCGCCTTGGCGCCTGTTTCCCTTTCACTGCTTACAATAGACGAGACGCATCCGAGGCCGTCGAGTGGCCCATCTTTCAACCAACATGGAGGCCCTAAAAAATGCCCAGTAACTTTCTTCACGGGGTGGAGACGGTAGAACTGACCCAAGGGGTCAGACCTCTACAGTCCGTCCGCTCTGCCGTCATTGGCCTGATTGGCACAGCGCCAAACGCTGACGCCGCTGCCTTTCCCCTAAATGAGCCTGTTCTCATTTCCGGCAGCCGCGCCAAAGCTGAAAAGCTTGGATCTGGCGGCACCCTTAAGGATGCGATGGAGGGCATTTTTGCCCAGGTCGGCGCCACAGTTATCGTGGTTCGCGTTGACGCTGGCGCTGATGAGGCGGCCACTATCTTAAACCTTGAAGGCGACAGCACAGCAAAAACAGGCGTCTGGGCGTTCCTAAAAGCCGAATCAGTTTTAGGCATAAGCCCCAAAATTCTTTGCGCTCCTGGTTACACGCACCAATGCACCCTTACCCCTGGGGCTGAGGTGGCTAATACAGTCGTGGCCCAATTGGTCTCCATTGCTAGCGGCTCCGGCGGCGTGGGCGATCGTCTCCGGGCGATCGTGATTGCAGACGGCCCCAACACAACTCAAGCCGACGCGCAGGCCTACGCCGACTTGCACGTGTCCGACCGTCTTTATGTGGTTGATCCTTGGGTAAAAACCAACTCGACCACCACTTTGCCATCCTCGGCTTTCGTGGCCGGTGTGATCGCTAAGTCTGACGCTGAGCGCGGCTTTTGGTATTCACCAAGCAACCGGATCATTCAGGGCATTGTCGGGACCTCCCGCGCTGTCGGGTTCTTCCTGGGCGATGAAAACGCCGAGGCCAACATCCTCAACGAAAACGACGTTGCCACCATTGTCAGAGAGAACGGCTTCCGTCTCTGGGGCAACCACTCGACCACCTCTGATGCTCAATATCAGTTCATCAGCACCCGTCGGATCATTGACATGGTGAATGAATCCGTGATGCGCGCGCATCTCTGGGCGGTGGATCGGTGCATTACTCGCACCTATCTGCAGGACGTGAGCGAGTCCGTGGCGGCGTATCTTCGCACCCTCGAAACTCGCGGCGCAATCCTGGGCAGCCGGGTTTATGTTGACCCAGACGCCAACACTGCGACCGACGTGGGCAATGGCCAGGTCACGATTGATTTTGAAATCACTCCGACTTATCCAGCTGAGCGCGTTCGGTTCCGTTCAATCCTGACCAACGGATTCATTCAAAACATCCTGACGGACAGCGAGGCCGACGACAATTCGGCACTCGAAGACGGCGACCAAAACAACCCCGACAATCAGGCGACAGCCGATCAGTCTGGGTCAGGCACAACCACACCCTGAGGAGGATTGAACAATGCTGCCACGGACTCTTAGAAATTTTTCGATGTTCCTTGACGGTGTCGGCTTTGCCGGCAAGGTCACTGAACTGACACTGCCAGCCCTCGGGATTCAAACCGAGGAATACAGGGCAGGCGGGCTAGACGCCCCGATCGCAATCGACATGGGTATGGAGGCGTTGACCTGCAGCTTTACCCTTGCCGAATATGACACCGACATGCTCAAAATGTTTGGTCTTTATGACCAGAACGCTGTTCAGCTCACCGCTCGCGGTGCTTTGCAGCGCAACGGTGACACGGACGCCGTTGCTGTCGTTTGCAACCTGACCGGTTCAATTACGAATTTTGACCCAGGTGCTTTTGAAGCCGGCGCCGTAACGGAGGCCGGTTTTGAAATGGCGGTTCGCAGCTATAAGCTCGAAATCGCCAGCGAAACGCTTATCGAAATCGATGTTGAGAACATGAAGCGGATCATCAACGGCACCGATCAGCTCGAATCTCTACGCACTGCAATGGGGATCTAATAGATGGCCTCAAAATCACGCCCTACTGAAACCATCGAGCTTGATTATTCAATTGAGATTGATGGGGTGTTGGTCGAAACGCTCACCATGCGTCGGCCAACCGTTCGTGATCAAATGGTGATTGATAAAGCAAAAGGAACCGACACGGAAAAGGCGGTTAAATTCTTCGCAAACCTTTGCGAGGTTGCGCCGTCTTCCATCGAGGCCCTGGACACTGTCGACTTTACGAAACTCTCGGAAGTCTTGCAGGATTTCCAAGCCCCCCAGTCGGAGACCTGAGGCGGGGGGTCGTCATCCTCTCGAAGCTCACCGGCTGGGGGTTGGATGAGATCCTCGACCTGACAACCGAAGACCTTTTATCCTGGGTAAAGACTGCCCAGGGCATCGAGGAAGAGATCGCCAAACAAGCAAAACGGAGGGGCTAGACAATGACGGCAAAGCTTAGCCTCAAGATTGGCGCCGAGGTTCTTGGCTCTTTTAAGAAGTCGATCAAGACCGCTCAAAAGCAGCTCTCGACGTTTAATCATAATATAAAAAGAAGCGTCAACGATGCAGCCGCTGGCGCGTCGAAGGGCTTCAAAAACGTCATTAGGAATGATGCTTTTCAGGCCGCAGCGGTTGGAGCCGCCGCCCTGGGAACAGGCCTAACCAAAGCTGTTAGAACAGCCGCAGACTTTCAGAGCGGAATGCTGAAAGTCAAAGCGATCAGCGGCGCGAATGAAGAGCAATTTAAATCACTTACAGCCAAAGCAAAAGAGCTCGGCAGAACGACCCAGTTCTCAGCGCGGCAAGCCTCAGACGCCATGGGCTTTCTGGCCATGGCTGGATATGACACAAACCAAATTCTGAGCGCAACGCCTCAGATGATGAACCTGGCCGCAGCCGGGGGCCTGGAGCTCGGCGAAGCGGCAGACATTGCATCGAACATCTTGGGAGGCATGGGCCTCAAGATTGAAGACACCGCCCTGGTGACCGATGTTCTGGCCAAAGCAGCATCGAGCGGCAACACCAACATTCAAATGATGGGCGAGGCGTTTAAGTACGTTGCGCCAACCGCAGCCCAGGCGGGCGCCAGTATTCAAGACATGGGCGGCGCCATGGCGTTGCTGGGCAACTCAGGCGTTCAGGCCAGCGTCGCAGGTACGGGCCTTAGGTCTGTTTTGCTGAACCTCAGCGGAGCAAATGAAAGCGCAAACAAGGCGATGGCGCGCCTCAACATTCAAAACAAAGACGCCGCCGGAAACATGCGCCCCCTGGCTGACATCCTGGGCGATGTTGAGCGGGCAATGGACGGCGCCAACATGGGCACGGCTGAACGCATGGAGCTGCAAAAGCAGCTGTTCGGGAAAACAGCAGTGGCAACCGGCTCAATCTTGCAGGAGGCCGCCGCCAATGGCGAGCTGGCCGCAATGGTGGCCAAGGTCACCGACAGCCAGGGCGCAGCTGGTGAGATGGCCAAGATTCAAAACGCTGGTTTTGAAGGCTCGATGAAGCGCCTGGCATCAGCTGCTGAGGGCCTGGCGATTGCTTTTGGCACGCCTTTGCTCGGGCCACTGGCAACCGTGGCCGAAGGTCTCGCGGCAGTGCTTGCCCCCATTGGTCAGCTGCTCACCGATATGCCGATCTTGGGCACAGTCGCAGGCATTGCGGCCGCTGCTTTCGTGGGCTTTGTCGTCGTGATTCCGATCATTGCGGCAGTCAGTGGCGCCATGGCCGCCCTGGGCATCACGGCCACCGGAATGTGGGCGGCGATCACTGGCCCGGTTGGTCTTGCGGTGCTTGCAGCCATTGCAGTGATTGCAATTTTTCAACTGCTTTACAACAAAGTCGAGCCGTTTAGAAATTTTGTCGACGCTTTAGGGGCTGCAGTAAAACAAGCCGTTCAATCGATGCTTTCGTGGTTTGGCAAGCTGCCCGAAAGGATCGGCAAAATAGTTGATAACGTAAAAGCATTTTTTACTAATGGGCTTGCAGCAATCAAAAAAGATACGGCGAAAGTTGTTCTTTCACTTATTGCCACTTGGCTCACTTTGCCGCTAAAGATTGCCGGCTTTGTTAATGACATCATCGCCCATTTTACGGGCATTGATTTATTTGCAGCGGGAACTGATGCGCTCACCTCAATGTGGGAGGGCTTCAAATCTGTTTGGCCGCAAATGATTGACTGGCTAGTTAACGGGTTCAAGAATGCAATGAGCGGCGTGGCCCGTGCCATTAACCCCATGAACTGGTTTGGTGGTGGCGACGAGGGAACGCCGAGCACTATGGCCCCAAGCACGGGAGGCCCTCAAGGCGTGCCAGTCCGCGCCCTAGGCGGTCCGGTCTCAGCCGGTCGAACCTACCTAGTAGGAGAACGCGGCCCTGAGTTGTTTTCTAGCCAGCAATCTGGGCAAATCCTCAGCAACTCGCGAACCATGGGCGCGATGAGCATGGCGCCGACAATCAACATCAGCGTGGCCAATTCAAACGCCAGCCCGGAAGACATCGCCGCAGCGGTGGCCCGTGGGCTCGATGATGCTCTAATGGAAGCGGAGGCCGGGGTTCGCGCCCTGTTGAATGACTGATGGCTGAGGAAGTTCTTTTAACCCTGGGCGAGTATCAGTTCGGGATGAGCACCGCCGCCCATGACAGCCTCAAGCGCTCGAAGGCTTACCGCTGGGTGACACAGCAACGCCTAGGCCGTGATCCTGCCACGCAGTTTGTCGGCCCTGGGTCTGAAACGATCAGCCTCAGCGGCTCAATTTATCCGCATTTTCGCGGGGGCCTGGAGCAGATTAACGAAATGCGCGCAGAAGCCGACGCAGGCGAGCCGCTTTCTCTCGTCGATGGTCGAGGCAACAACCTGGGCCAGTGGTGCATTAAGTCAATCAGCGACACAGAAAAGCAATTCGTCGGCCCAGGAATTCCGCGCTGCATTGATTTTTCAATGACCCTGACCGCATACGGCCCGGACAACTCAACCGGAAACGGCGAGGGTGATGGTGGTTTTAATTGGCTTTCTTTTTTCGCGTGAGGTGATCTAATGGCAATTTTTTACAACTGCAAAGACGGCGAACAGCTCGACCAGATTTGCCGGGATATTTACGGATATTCACGCGGCAGCGTTGAGGCTGTGCTCTCGCATGAAACCAACCGTGAGCTGGCTAAAAAAATGCCAGGCTTGGCCGCTGGTGATGTGGTTTATCTGCCTGACCTGGCCCCCCAAGAAACTGGGGTCAAAACAATCAATCTCTGGAGCTGATCAGTGCGCCCGCGTTTTCGTCTGGATATTGGCGGCAGTGACGTGACCGATCGCGTATCGGATCGGGTGCTGTCGATCAAGGTGAATGATGAGGCCGGGCAAAAATCAGACACGCTCGACATCACGCTCGACGATCGCGATAACGCTCTTTCAATTCCTGAAGCCCGCGCAGAGATGCAAATATGGCTTGGATATGGCGACGGCGATCTCACGTATATGGGACGCTTCACGATCGACGAGGTGGCCCTAAAAACAAATCCGGCCACGATGACGATCAGGGGCAAAGCCTCAGACAGCTCGCCAGAATTTAAGGCTTCAAAAACGCGCAGCTGGCACCAAGTCACAATCGGAGAAATCGTCAGCACGATCGCAGGAGAGCACAGCCTCACGCCTGCCGTTCATGTGAGCTACGAGGGAAAAATCGTTGATCACATTGACCAAGAGGCCGAAAGCGACGGGCATTTTCTGACCCGCCTGGGCAAGCTCTACGGCGCAATTGCCAAGCCTGCAGACGGGCGGCTGCTGTTCATTCCTGAGGGGCAGGGGATCTCAACCACTGGGCAAACGCTCAGCGCTGCGATCATCACGAAAGAAGAGCTCACCGCTATTTCGGCCACGATTAAAGAGCGCGGGGCCTATAGCGGAGTGATCACGCGCTACCGGGACAAAACAACAAACCGCGAGGTCGAGGTCGAGACGACAGAGGCCTGGCAAAGCTATCTAGGGGCCGGTCCCGTTTTCCGTGATAAAAAACTTTACACTTCCAGGGACATGGCGGAACAGGCCGGGAAAGCAGAGCTCGACCGGTTACGCGGCGGGAACGTTCAAATCGACTTCACAATGCCGGGCAGGCCTGACATCTTTGCAGAAAGACCCATAAAATTAGAAGGGGTGAGAGCCCCGCTTGCTGGTGATTGGATCGTAAAAACCGTTTCGCACACCCTTGGCAATTCTGGCCTTCAGACCAAGGTCAGCGCAGGTTCTAAGCCTGAATGAGCGATAAAATAAGCCCTACAGGAGGGCCAGATATGACACAGCGCCCGACCTTCTGGCAAAACCTAATCAATGGCACAGGCCAGGCCTTGCCGCTGGCTGTGATCACCTCGCTGATGGCGTTCGGCACCGTAATGGTGAACGTTCAGATTCAAATCACTGAGTTGAAATTAAAGCAGGATGAGACCGTAAGACTTTTGATCAGGTCTGAGGAAAGCAGAGAGAAGGCCCTCGCCTGGTTAAAAGAAGAAATAGAAGACATCGAGAAGCGCGTCGACCGGCTGGAAGGCCGTCGACCTTAGGGGAAAAAATGGGATTCATCGCAAGAGCTTTTGAGCATTACGAGGGGCTCCCACATCAACGCGACGCAATTGCAAAGCTTGAGGGCATGATCGAGCCGCACGTCGTGCGGGCGTTCGCCGACGTGTTCAGCCCGAGCGCAGACGTTCGCAGGATCTTAGATGTCCCGTTTATGTCTCAACTGGACAACGTCCACATGGCGCACCGCACTTGTAACGCTTCAAGCTGCGCGATGTGTCTGGCCTACTTAATGCCCGGAGTAATCCAGGGCGACGACGATTTGATCGTCGAATGTATGGCGTCAAAAATTGACGTGACCAACCACCAAGGCCTCACAAAAGTCTTGCGACGCTATGGCCTAGAATCTGTTTTCCGCTACGACCTGACGCGCGAAACGCTCGCCAGTGAACTAGCGAACAGCCGGCCGGTGGTGATGGGGATCCTCCACAAGGGGCCGAAATCTAAGCCCTGGGGCGGTCACATGATCGTTGCCGTGGGATTAGATCCGGCTGCCAACGCGGTGATATGCCACGACCCTTACGGGTCTTTTCTCGATGGCTACTCTGGAGACGCCGACAGCGGCAAATTCGTGAGCTATCCCTGGGCGGAACTTACCCCCCGTTGGCTATGCGAAGGCCCGGCCTCTGGCTGGGGTCGCCTTTTTCTAACCTCTCGAACACAGGAGACACCTAATGCAAATCTCAGAAGTGCTTAGCAGCCCCGCGACCTGGATCATCTTGGCCGCTGTTTCAGAAGTCATCGCGCTCAGCCCATTGCGCTCGAACTCAATTGTTCAGCTCTTGCTGCAGGCCGCGTTTTCACTGAAGCCAAAAAAAAACTAGGGACTAACATCCCGCCAGATGGCCGCTGGCTTTTTCGCTTTGATACTCGAAGCCCTATGGAAAAGGTTCAGCGGATCTTGGCGGCCAAGAAATTCCACGCAACGTTAGGGGGGAAACTCGATGCTCAAATTTCTAAAGTCGCTGACCTTCTGGACAGCAAGCTCGCCAAAAAAGAAACCGATCGGATTCGATCGGAATATACCGAGCACCCCATCGATCCCAAAAACATCGGCACCCCAGCCGAGGCCCTCGGTGGACCCATCAGCTATTCGTCGGCCCATCGTCGAGACGCAAAAAAAACAGCGCGCGGCGATGATCCATCAGCTGACGCTTCATGAGGGAATGCGCCAATTCCCGTACAAATGCACTAGCGGAAAATTAACGATTGGAATCGGGCGAAACCTAGACGATCGCGGCATAACTGAGGCAGAAGCCGGATATTTACTAGGCAATGACATCGACGACTTTCAGGACCGGCTCACGCGCGAAATCCCATGGATGGTGGAGCTCGACGCGGTACGCCAGCGCGTTTTGCTGGACATGGCGTTTAATCTTGGCGTTCCGGGCCTTCTTAAATTCAAACGAACCCTAGCCGCCATCAGGGGCAAGGAATACGACCGCGCGGCGGCCATGATGCTCGACAGCAGATGGGCCACCCAGGTGGGTCAGAGGGCCAAGCGCCTCAGCCACATGATGGCAACGGGCCACATTCCCCCGGAGCTGATATGACCGACATAATCCACGACCCAGTGAACAGCCCGAGCCACTATTGCAAGGGCGAGGGCATTGAGTGCATCGACGCGATCGATGCCGCGATCAGCGACCTGTCGGGAAGCGAAGCACATTACACCGCGACCGCTCTGGCTTACCTGTGGCGCTGGAAATCGAAGGGAGGTGCTCAGGATCTGAAAAAAGCGAGGTGGTACCTCGACCGTTTGATTGAGCGCGTCGAGTCTCGCTAAGCAATGCCCCGGCCTGATCCACGGCGCGTCTGCGCTCAGTGTCGATCAGGTGGGCATACCGGCGAGTGGTGGCCACAGAAGCGTGGCCCAGAAGCTCGCCAACCACCCCGAGCGTCTGCCCCGAGCTGAGCAGATACGACGCGAAGGTGTGGCGCAAGTCATGGAGCCATAGGTTGCGGATCCCCGCCGCTTCCTTCAGTTGGGTCCACGGCTTTTGTGGCTGGGCCATGTGGTTTTTTCCTCGGCCACGGATCAGCCACTCTGAGGGGGGTTCATGATCCTGCAGCTCGCGGATCACTCGCATGGCGTCAGAGCCGAGCACGATCTCCCGGTGCTCTGTTTTATCCGTCTTATGCTTGGCGGGTGTTATGAGGCAGCGCTCCAGATTGACCTCAGACCACCGAGCCGTCATGATCTCGTTTCGCCGTGCTCCCGTGAGCATCAGCAACTGAACGAGACAAGCAAAGCGAAAATGAATCCCCCCTCTTTCTTTCTTAGCCCTAAGTTCTGCGAGCAAGCGGTCGACCTCGTCAGGCGAGGCATACCGGCGGCGCGATTTCTCGGGGTGGTGCTCTATGCCATGGCAGGGGTTCTCGTCAGCCCACCCCCAGCGCTTGGCCAGGGCG